AAGTAACCATCCTGTGACCGGAATACGAACTCGGGCACACCGCCCTTCGAGGTATCTGTCTCGTCTTCTTGATCTATGTAACGGTCAACGTATTCTACGTATGTAATTTTACGTAATTTACGTGCCCTGCCTAAGTCGAGACTAGTATCTCGTTTTACTCGAAATGTATCGAAGTCTACGTACTTAGCTTCGTCTGCGAATGAGTAGCGTGTTTCCCCAGCAACTAACGTGATCTCATCCGAGTTGTGATTGTAGGGCCAGTAGAGATAGTACTGATTGATGTCGTGAATAGAAGAGTTTACCGCATCTTTTATTGTGCCGTGAAACCCTTTTGCGGTAGCGAAGTTGGTGGTGGTTAACTCTACTTCGTTCAGGCGTCTGCCGACCTCGTTGACGATATCGAGATAATTGTATGGCATCAGTTACGCTCCCTCACTCGCAAGTTGATCACTCGTTTCGTAACGATAGCAGCACTTGTCTTAGATGACGCACTTGTTGTAATTTCACAGACAAGTTTGTTGTCTATGTTTGCAGTGCCACCGGACAACACGATAGTCGCGGTCGTTGTCGTGTTTGAAATACTGTTTACAGTGATGCCGTTAAACGTACTCGAAGCAGATAAGCTACTCGACTCTGTGCCGTCCGTCTGTATAAAACGCCATGCGACAGAAGCTATCGTCACACTGTCGAGATCAAGATATCGGGACCAGTCTACAGTGTAGTCTAGCTGTTCGTCCGGGTCTTTGTCAGGCCAACGTAATGACATGTCATGCTACCTTTGCTAATCTTTTTTCGGGTTGCGCCACTAATATTACCCGTGCTTTTGGTTCACTAACTGATACTTCTCGCGTAGATTCTTTACGAACAAATGTGATGCGCTGGTTGTCCTGTAAAACATAAACGATACGATCCGATGATTCTCTTACTGCCGTTTCTCGCATGGCATCTTGACCGACAAACGTAATACGATTTTCATTACCTACTGCAGACTCGTGTGCTACTCTTTTTTCAGGTTGTGCTACAGATATTATGCGAGGTGCTTCTCTGCGAACAAGCGCAACGCGCTGGTTGTCTTGTAGAATATATATGGTGCGATCAGATTCCGCATCGACGTATGCGACACGATCTCGATTGTACAGGGCCGGATCGAAACGGAAGGAAAGAAACCCGTCTGCGACGACTGTCGCTGCACCAGATGCGGCTCCTACCCCTTTTCCTATGAGTGCAGCCGCACCGGAAGCAGTCGCTGTACCCGTTACGCCTGACGCACCATCTGCAACTAAGTCACCAGAAGAACTGGCGGATGATGTGGCAGAACTCGTCGCGGATACGTTCGCAAGCAGTTTTCCTGCTGCTGTTACGGATGCCGCTCCTGCAATCGAAGCCGCTCCGTCACGAATAAACCCACCTGCTGCAGAGGCACTGGCCGTACCAGTGACGCTGGCTGCGCCTTTTGCAGTGAGAGTTGCATCAGGAGAGGCTACAGACCCTGTGCCGCTGGCACTTGCCGCTCCTGTTGCGGTGAGTGTCCCTGCTGCGGATACGGAGCCTACACCGCTAACACTGATTGCACCTGTAGCTGTTAACGCTCCTGATGCAGAGACGGAGGCAGAACCGTCAGCATTACCCGCCCCTACCTTTTCAACTTCTCCTGCTGCGGATACAGAGGCTGCACCGGCAGCACTGATTTGGCCTTTTGCTGTGAGGGTTCCGGCTGCGGATACAGAACCGACTCCACTGACAGCCGCTCCTCCCTCCGCAAGAAGTTTTGGCGTTGCAGATACGGAGCCTGTGCCGTCTGCACTAGCAACTCCCTTTGCGGTGAGTAGCCCCGCTGCAGAAACAGAAGCCGCACCGTTAGCACTTGCTGCTGCCTGTAGGATAAGACCGCTGGCTGAAGCAGCCGCAGAGGCGGAACCTGTTGCACTTCCTGAACCTGCCGCGACAAGAACCGCACCCGGTGAAGATACGGAGCCTACACCACCAGCACTTGCTGCCCCTGTTGCGGTGAGTGTCCCATTTGCGGACACAGAGGCGGAACCACTAGCAGCGGCTGTTCCTAGTTGAGTCCGTGTGCCGACTGCCGATACAGAGGCGGACCCGGAAGCAGTGGCCGCACCTGTAGCCGTGAAAGTTGCACTGCCAGATACAGAACCTGCGCCACTGACGGATGCAGCACCTGCGGCTGTGAGAGTTGCGCTTCCAGACATGGAAGCAGAACCGCTAGCACTACCTGCTGCTATTCTAGTACGTACGCCCGACGCAGATGCGGAGCCTACACCACTAGCACCTCCTGCTGCTGTTTGAGTGCGAGTGCCAGATGCAGAGACAGAGGCAGAACCGGAAGCCGTTGCGGCCCCTGCGGCTGTGACAGTTACGCTACCGGATACAGAGGCAGAGCCACTGACAGATGCCACGCCTGTGGCGGTAAGAGTTGCGCTTCCAGCTATGGAACCTGCGCCACTGACGGCTGCCGCTCCTGTTGCCGTAAGAGTACCTGTTGCAGATACGGAAGCTGAACCACTAACGCTGGCGGCTGCTGTTCGGGTGCGTGTAGTGGTGGCTGTTACAGAGGCAGAACCGGAAGCTGCTGCAACCCCTGCGGCTGTTAGTGTTCCTGTTGCAGATACAGAACCTGCGCCGCTGACAGATGCTGCCCCTGCTGCAGAAAGTGCCGCCGTCGCAGTAGCAGAAGCAGAGCCGGATACGGATGCGGCACCACTCTTTGTGGTTCCGCCAGCAACAACAACTTCTGCTGAAAACGGGGTTTCACTAAACGCAGAAAAGCCAAACATCTAATTAACAGTCAATAGCCCCCTCAAATTCAGGTAACTTTTTCAACGCTGCGTAAATACCCGGCAAGAAGTCTCCGCTGGGCATTTCTATTTCAACACCGATGCGCGCTACTTCATCCGCGTTTTCAGTCCTTGCCGTTTGCGTGGCGTAAACGTCAACGCTGACGTGAACATGGATGCCACGACGCGCGTGGTTGATGACTTGAACTGTTTGAACTCTTGCGTATGCTGCGGAAAAAGCAACACCAATTTTAGTTTTTGATATGTTCATCGATAGGGCCATATTACGCTCCCACCTCACTGGTAAAAATTGAAGCAGTCCAGTCTATGCTTGTTGAAGCCTCGCCAGTAACTTGTACGCTAAATGCTCCTGTAGTTGTTGTTAAGCTACAGTCCCAACTAGATGCGCCTGATGTATTCGCTATTGCTGTTTTAGTAGGAGTGCCTACGAAAGCAGCGCTACCACCGCTGGGTCTATTAATTAATCCCAAAAACTCCCACCCCGCAGTATCTGTGCCACTGAGCGCGGTCTGCGCGACAACAAAAATCCTAAAAACATAAGAAGAAGCAGACTCTATTACTGACGCGTAACCAATACTAGAATTATTGTAGCCGGTAAGATTATAAGCAGATGCGTCAGTTGTTCGTCCGGCAAGCGTTTGCATAGCTGTGTGATGCGATAAAGAACTGCTTTCTCTATTTTCACCGCCTAACACCAAACAGGAAGGTCTTCCACGAGCGTCACCCCTATGTCCTATAGCCGTTGAATAGTACCCATCACTGGCAGAGCGCTCTCCAAAAGCTACGGCAGCCTGTTGAGTTGCATAATTAGTATCTCCAAAAGCTACGGAATAATACGCACTAGCGGTACAATCGTCTCCCCCTGCTATGGCGTAGTAGTTTGTCGCTGTGTTATCGCGACCGCCAACAACAGCCGAATAATCGCCACCAGTGCCGGTGCCATTGTCGTCCCCACCGGCAGTGACTGAATAGTCTCCATAAGCACTGTTACTATATCCGCCTCCAATCACGGAGTAAGTACCCGCCGCGATCCTAGTTGAAGCACTTCGATGGCCTTGCCAATCTACTGCATAGATGCCTCGTTTTGCACCTCCGGTGGAGGCATCGTCAGCTATATTTCTCGTCAAAGCACCAGTGCCCTTAGGTATAAGGGAAATATCGATGTTGGTCGCTGTGCCTGATGATGTAAGCGCACTTACGGTTGTTGTATCGTTAGGAGATGAGGTGCTTTCACTTGCAGTAAAGTGATTCAACCCTGCTACAGCAAACGTACCATCGCCGCGCAAAAACGTAGAAGAGTCCGCAGTGCCACTACCCAACCGTGCCATTGCCACAGAGCCTGTCAACTGACCTGCATCAATAGACTTGTTCGTTACTGTGTTTGTGCTGCTTTCGGTAAGCACGTTGTTATCTGCAATAATTGTAGATAAATTTGTCACTACGCTATCCTAAAAATGGTTATTCTGCCTCTGCCTGCTCTTGCTATTACACTGCCACTACCAGATACCCTCGCCGCTAGCACTTGTAAAACATCGTTTGCTGATATGGTCAGAATTGCTGACGCAGAACCTGTGGTCTCATCTTGATTTGAATTTCTGATATAATACCTTGCATCAGTACCATCGACATTTGCGAATGAGCCACCCGCTGCCTTTTTTTGCAAATCTGTTTGCCCTTCTGTCCTGCTTGATGTGCCAGTCTGACCAAGAGTGACCTGATACATTACACAGTAGGTGCCTGCTTCAGAGATGGTTATTTCACCAGAACTTAAAGAAAAGGCAGAACCGACATTTTGCCTGATTGCATCAAAAGCAACAGTTGCACTTCCAGAACCCACCGTTACGTTAGAATTTAAATAGGCATCAAAATATGCTGTTCCGGGTGTAACGACGCTGCCGCCACCACTCGCTGCAAAAGTAACACTATCAGCCGACGCGTCTGTTGTGATTGTCATATTAGAGCCAGCGACCAGCGTGAGCGTGTCTGCCGACGAATCAGCAACTACATTACTCTGACCGCTAACAGCTATATTTTTAAATGCTGAAATCGGACTGCTTGCCACACCAACAATGGCAAAAACTCTCCAGTCTGATCCGGTGTAGTGTAGCCTAATAGCGACATTTTCAACGTCACAAACTAAGTCTGATGATGCGCCCTGTATCGTGTTACCATTACGTGCAACCGTAAGATTGTTTGTGTCGAATGTACCAGCCGCGTCAAGAATGATTATCTCATCGTTGGCACGAGGAGACGCTGGTAAAGTCAACGTAAATGCACCGCCGGAAGTATTTGCAAGGGCCGTGACAAAAGCTGCAAGAGTTGCGTTTGCTGTGTAGTTGTCAACAAACGAGGTCTTTTCGGCTGGTTGCGTGCAAAAAATATCTCGCGTACCGGATGACCAACTGACGGCGTTGTCGCTGTTACTAGACTGAAGGATAGTTGTACGGGCAAGAGTAGTGCCGCTAGACGTATAGGTGCCAACCCCTATCTCAAAATCCGTGCCGTCTGTACAACAGTAGTAAGTAGTGTTTCCGTTGCCAATCGAAGCGAATGATTCGAAACCAGTAACTGCACCAGCCAAAGTATATGTGCCAGTGCCCGTAGTGGTAGTCGTTTCTTTTACGCGATCAGCAAGGACGAGGGCCACAATTTACGCCTCTGTGATAACAATCGAACCTGCAGCAAAAGACAGGGTGTCACCATCAGCTATGGCCTTTGATGCTGTCAGTGCGCCGTAGTATAATAGATTCCCAGCAGATGAAGCGTCGTGGATTCCGAAGTGCGTAATTGTGCCGAAGTCACCACCACTAGCAGTGAAAGTTTCTGTGTCACTGTTAGCAGCAGTTCCGTTAGTAGCATGGGCCGCGTCGAAAGCAATCGTTTGACGAGAATATCCGTTACCCGATATTTCGTTACCATCAGTTTCACCCGGACTTGACGTGTGCAAAGAAAGATACACGGCAGAGGGTGCAGAGGTAGAAGATGTTCCTAAAAAGTGATCAAGCACCTTTTTTTCTAAGTAGTCAGATTTTGCAGACATAATTTACTCCCTTGTTTATGCCTTGTTAGGATCGTAACGCTCCTCAACAGAGACGGTTACGAGTATAGTGTTAGAGGTTGTTGCCGTAGCCTTAATAACATCCCCCGCATCTAAAAACAGTGGAGTATTCATATCCACTAGCGCTACAGAGGAATTAGACGATATGGCACGTGCCTCGAATATGTTTGTTGTAACCCCTCCGGCTACTCTCTGTATAAGTATGTTTCGATTAGTCGAATCCGTATTAGATAAAATAATAGCCTGAACCACAGACGAGTGATTAGCAGGCACCGTGTATACCGTCGTCTGGCCTGTCGTGGTTAGGTCAACTGACTTTGTAACAAGTTTAGTAGCCACTATCGTACCTTCCTGTACGCGCGTGTCTTCTTCGCTATCTTCTTCGGTTGCCTAGAAACCTGTTTACCCTTCTTCGTCGCCTTACGCTTTGCGCGAGTCGTAGCAGCGTACTCTTTCGCGGAGAGTGCCTTAATCGCCTTTTCCGGTAGATATCGCTCCCCGGTTGCTTTTGGACCTTGTGTGGACGGCTTGCCACTACGTGTACGCCACTTCTGCTTAGTCCAAGCGGTCAAAGAGCGTTGGCTCTTTTTCTTCGGCATCCTCTATCTCCATCGTGAGTGTAGCCAGTGCGGCTAACTTGTCTTGTGCTTCTCCCCACTTCTCAAGCGCCGTATCCATTTCTTGCAAAAGACCCGGATGTTCACCGACGCCAGCAGGACGGTCAAAGTAAACTTGGAATACAAACTCTGCATCTGCCATATCCGCTTGATATTTGTGCCGCAAGGCTTCTATTGCTAATTTATGCATGGTATCTCCTGACTACATATATTGTAGCATAAATACATAAAATTTACAAGAAAATTATAGTCTGCCCTGCATGTGTAAAACAAGCAATACAACAGAGGCCAAGACACTAGCTAACACAATCAAGACAAAGGTTATGATAGCTACTTCAAAGTGATGCTTACGCTTTCGTATCCGCTCTTCCTCTGCTTCTCTACGAGCAACCCGCGCTTTTGCTTGAAAGCGTTGCCAGTCACTCCACAGTCCGGGACGACCAGCATAAATCATTATTTGTTTCAGTTGTTCTTCTTGTTCGCGTATCTGTTCGAGAGCCATAAACTCTTCGAGATCAGAGCCGCCACCCTTTCTCTGTGCCTTTCTTTGTAGTTGTTCTTTTGCTCCTACAAAGTTGGCAATCGCCTTACCAGCACTGGCAATTTCCTTGCCGTTCTGGACAGCACTCTTGATCACGGCAAAGGCGGCGTTTGCGGCAGCGAGTTCGGCAAGCATTAGTAGACTCGTACTTTATCATTTACTAGTTTCGGCAGGCAGTACGCCGTCACCGTTCGACCTTGTTCGTGTAACTTTTGTGCGTACCATTTGCATTCTCGTAAATCGCGAAAATACAAATCGTTGCTAACTAATCGTTTGTCATCTCCCAAGCCAAGAAAAACAAACAGGAGAAAAGCATGTTGCATGATTATGTTAAGGGATCGGGCCAGTCGTTAATGGGGGCATTACCTGTAGGTTTCCCATCTGAATCTAGAGGCGTTGTAAACAAGGATACAAATGCTGCATGATCTGCAGCACCATCAATTGCTGCTTCTATTGTTCCGCTTTTTGTTCGCACTGCTGCCCGATACGTAGTTACATCAGATGGTATAGCTGTGTCTGTCTCTGCTTTACGTGTCACGTACCAATCAGTCGGCGCAAGCAAACCTGCTGCTATTTTTTTTATCTCCGCTTTCCATTGAGATTTTAAACCCAGTGTAACTGCTTGTTTACCTGTTCTAGAATCTATTACAGGCTTACCATCCGAATCTACTTCATTGCGATCATCTAAAGCTTTTGGTGTGGTTGCGTCCCACCAAAAACGTCTATCATAGGGAGCAGGATCATCTTGCCATAACAGACCAACGGCCTTCTTTTCAGCATCAGAGGTAAGACCCATCCAGTTAGAGGGATACTGATTCCCGTTTACATCCGTCCACGCTTTACCGTACCGGATAATCCTACCACTGTATTTCCATGCCATAATTTATCTCCTGCTATCTTGCATTGGCATATTTGAAGGGCTGTTCAGCGAAAGCCATGTAAATATATGTACCGCCACTTACAGCGGTATCAGCCTGCCCTGAACGAAACTTGACCCCGTTTGATAAAAAATCAATTCCGTAATTGCTTGCCCCATCTAGTCTAGCTGCGCTTAAATTTGCGCTCAATCTACTGCTACCTACGTTGAACGGATCACGCGTGTTATCATAAAGAACCCAGTCACCTGTTGAATTTACGCGCTTGAGTAAGAACCACGCGGGTCGAAAACCCAAATACACGAACTGATTATCTGCTCCGCCTGCGCCAGAATACCTTCCAAATTTACTGAAACCTTCTATCTCTGCGAAACAGTAAGCGATATGCCCTTCACCCGCGTTATTTGTAGACGCTGAATCTTTAACACTAAAAACAGTCGTAGTCGGCGCTGTGTCGTTGAAAGCAGAGTCATCATCAAATGGCGCAACGCTGGGCGAAGCACCAAAAAACATGCCAAAATTTTGAGGAACGCCCTCTGATTCGTGATGATATATCATCCACTCCCTACTTCCCGTGCCTCTGTTTTTGATGATTATCCACGCTGGAACCTTTCCAAGTCCGTGACCTACTGTGGCAGCGGAACCTGTTCCTGTGTATGAAACGATACTAAATCCACTTTCAGGGCTGGCTGATACGTTACTGGTGATGCTACCATCTCCATTGCTAACAGCCGTGCCACCAGCTTTCCAGTTCCATGCCACATAAATATTTGAACTGGTATTTTCATTAACATATGTGGTGGCTCCAATTGTAAATCCGTCAGAATCAAAACTGCTTACCTGTGATGCCCCCGTCACTGCAGCAACATTGCTATTAGTGTAAAGCAACTCGCTTACACCTCTAACCCTATCCACTAAAACGTGGTTGTTTACATTAGACCTATCTTTGATCCAAGTAAAATCAGGAGAAAATCCTACCCCTGTGATTCCTCTGTTAGTGGAGCCATCACCCGTGTAAAGAACCGTATTAAAATATTCTTCTGGATCGTCTCCTCTATTCGGGTCAATTCCGGGATTAGGCAGGTTGTCTGTGCAAAGGGCAAGATGATTGGACGGTGGTGCGTAGAAGAAATCGCCGTTACCGTTAACATCTGCATTTCCTTGTGGTGTTTTTAAACCACCAAAAGAACTGTCCTGCCCATAATTTATTCGTAAAGCAGGTCCGTTGCCATTGAACTCGCCGATAGCTATCGAATAACTGCCTGTTAAACCTGTGAACGCCTGACCTTGAGAAGCATTGTTTTTGTAGAATGTAACAGCGCCGCCAGATACGGCTATACCGATGATATCTCCAGTAGTCCACGTTGCGCCATACGATGTTGCTGATCCAGTGCTCCTTTTATTTCCATTTGCAAAATACCAGTAGGTGCCAGACGCACCGCCAGAATCATCTAAATTATCTGTGTTTGAAATAACAATGCCCAATGCCGAATCGTTATTGGGCGTCGTTTGGACAAGCATTTCTGCATAGAATGAAAGGCTTCCATCAATTTCAAAGTGAAAGGTGCTTCTTACAGCATCATCAGCCACAAGGTCAGTCACCAGATTCCCCATTTTGAGAGTTACCCCACTTCCCTTGTCAAGCGAGTTAAGAGTCGCAAAATTATTCGTTGGAGAATCAGGCACGGCATCACTGAACTCAAGACCAAGTGCGCTAAAATTATTCCCATTGCCTGATTGATCTAAATAAAAACCGCTAGTGCGGGTGTCCTTGAATGCCATATAGATATATTCACCGCCGCTTGTGTTTACGGCTGGAGAACTTGTATTGAGTTCAAAACCAGTGCTGGTAAAGGTGAAGAAATCGTTTGTTGAGCCTTCAGCATTATTTAAGTTGGCGAAAAGCAAGTCATCATTGCCTGAAGCCATGTTGGCTGTGCGGGTGTTGTCAACAATATACCAAGAGTTCGCTGAGCCAGTTGGATCAACGCGCTTTACCATAAGCCACGCAGGCGCAAAACCCGTCGTGATGGCGTGTCCAGAAGAACCGTTGCCGGTGTAACCGCCCACTTTGCTGTATCCAGAAATGTCCGTCCAACAATATGCCACATAGGTTTTAGTGTTTTGATTGAGATCAACAAAAGTACCTAACGAAAAAACATCTGATGTGGCCGCCGTATCATTGAATGCCCCCACTTCATCTGTCGCAAGAGCGGTTGAATTCAATAGCAAGTAATCCGTCTCATCTACTGTTCCAGCTTTAGCATAGACAAGCCAATTACCGTCTGCACTGGTGGCCTCCCTCGATTTAATAAAAATCATTTTAGGCGCTGAACCCAACCCGTGCGCTACGGTTGCGCCATTCGCCCCTGTCCCTGTGTAGGTAACGATGCTAAAGCCGTAAGTTGTGTTAGCTGATAGTCTTGTAGCTGGTATGGTGCCAGCCAAAGCAGACCCCGAATTAGAACCGTCAATCTTGACAGAGCCTGCCGTTGGGACGTTGCCAGCGCCTGCGCTGTTGTCCGCTGATGGCGCACCGCCTGCTTCCCAATTCCACGCAACAATATTTTTGCCTGAAGAACCAGTAGAACTAAACTGTGATGGTACTCCTACTGAAAATCCATCACTGTCAAATGACACAAAGTCTTGTGTTGATGATGCGGCTGTATTTTCTACGTTTGGGCTATTTGATACCAAGCCAGCGTTCACACCCCGCAATGAATCATAAAGAACATGATCTGATGAACCTGTTCTATCCTTAAGCCAAACAAAATCAGGCTGGAAACCTACACCTGTTAAACTTTGCGCTGCGCCAGTACCCGCAAATGTCACGGTGGTAAAGCCTGCGGCAGTTCCAGTGCTTGAAAAATTTAAATAAAACCCATTTGTGCCGTGAGTGCCCTCATAATCTTTTGGTATCCAGACGCCTTCTTTTGTTTCACCAAAAAAATCCACCGTCGCGCTGAACGTCAAAGGGGCAGAACCATTTGTCGCTGTAGCGTTAGCGGACAACGTAATTTGGGTGCTTGAATCAATGGATTGTATAGTTGTGCCATCTGGTATTACTGATGCTGTTGACGAGCTAACAGCCATTCCCACCTTTAAAGTTGCTGTGCTAGAAATGCCTGTAACGGTTGCACTGCCTGATGTTGTTGCCGCAGAAAATATTGGAGAATCAATCAAGTTGACTTCAGCAAGGTAGCCGTCAAAATAACCAGTTCCTAATTCACGGCCTATAAAATGAGTATCTGTATTATTAACAAATAACTCCTCACTTAGGCTGGGGTAATTCGGGGTGGAAGAGAAGTTGGTAACCTGAGTACCATTTACATATATCTTTAATTTATTATCATTTGATGATTGTGTGGTATCTAATTTGAAAACAAGATTATACCAAGCTGATACATCTCTAAAAATGTTATCTGTGGTATAGCGAACCGTTGTGCTTCCGCTGACCTCATTATCGAAAAAAATTGAACTGCTACTATCAATAAATCTAATTTTAGTTTGGTTATTGTTGGAGGTTCCCGCTGAAAAAAGAGTGGCGTGTGTCCCCAAGTTGGCGCGTTTGACCCACATTGAAAGCGTCCAAGTCCTTCGATTACCAGCGGAGGTGGGTATGCGCTTGAGATGACTAGATGAGTCGTCGTCAAAACGCAACGAATGCTCTAGCAAGTGAGGATAAAACGACGTGCTTGCGCTATTGCCACCGATTCCAAAAAGACTACTCATTCTTAATCCCTGTAGCCGCCCCCGGCCTTTTTGTAAGCTGCCGCAAGCATCTGGGCTTTACGCGCCGACCACTGACCGGGGCGTCCGCCCTTCGAGCCAGCCTTGATACGGTTAAACAGACGCTTTCGCATTGCAGGCTTGGTGTAGTTGCCAGCTTCGTTGACGCGGCTCTTGGTCTTTTTCTTAGGTCGTGATGGTTTACGAGGAGCCATTAGTTTCTCCACTAGCATGTGCCTTACGAGGTTGTGATTTAGAATATATCTTACCGCCCATAGCATTTTTTCTACGCATACCGTCAAACATACCCGCACCCTCAAACTGATGAAGAGAATCAATCAATGTATCTCTATCCAAAAGTTTACCGTCGCTGTCTTTAGCCGAAAAACCTATGCTACGTGCGACAGCAAGTAATTCCTTCATGGTCATTTTTTCAAAAAATTCTATAGACATTAAAACTCTCCCTTCTTCATTGCGTCCGAGAGCTTTGTCGCCCGTGATTTTACTTGCCGCGCCCAGCGCGAATCGAGCATCTCTACGGATGCGGTGTCGAAGTCGCCTGCCTCGATAGCAGCCCACATCTTCTTAAATTTACAGAGGCGTGGCACGCCCATATTGAATGCCATGTCCATCACAATCAGTTGACGCACTGCGTCGAGGTCGTACACACAGGGCTTGGCCCGTGTCAGTTCGTTCTCTACAATTGCAATGTCATTGGTGGCTAGATAATACGCATCCGCTTCTGTGATGCCGTGTTCGTAGATGGCATCTATGGAGGGAATATCCATGTAATCAAGTTCTTCTTTACTGATCCCTCGACCTTCTAAATTGCGCCCGATACCTATGGTGTCGATGCCGAGAGTGTCTTTGTACACGGTAAGGACTAAGCCTTCGTGCTGTCTTACCTTCTCTACAAATGTATTTAGGTCGTATTTCATTCCGCGTTTCATATTATTTGCATTCATCATCACTTTGCCTCATGCCCCATCCAAACCGCAAACGCACCCGCCAGTGTTCCCGTCACCACACTTACAAGTGCTGCCTGTTGACTTGACGGGTCTGGTAGTCCCATGAACCACTCCACTACGCGCCACGCTGAGATCGACATCCCCAGCATCATCAAACGGGGGAGTATCTTCCACTTCAGTATTCTTTCCATAGTAACTTCGGCCATGCTTACCTTTTCCCAAAGAATTTAGTAGCGCTACGAACGCCAAATGAGGCAGCAACGATAATCCCCAGAGAATATTGATACCATTGCGGCATAGCTTCGAGTTGTGTGAATCCATTAGCTACCACGCCCTCCATGCCCGGAATGAATGCAAGGATCAATGGCACCGAAAACAAAATAACCAGCCACTCGTCTTTCCACGATGACTGGCTTCCACGTGCCATTTCTAAATCCCATTCGAGTTCCCCCGTGGCCTTTTTTTCCATGATGGTCGCTTCGGCTTTCGCTCGTGCGACTTTAGCTCCTGTTTCGGCCTTTGTTTTTTCGACCTTACCCTCTAGCCATGTACCAGCTAAGTTGGCTATCGGGCCGATCAACGCAGTTAACATTTCCACCTCTTCCGCGCCTGTCTGAGGCGGCTATTCGGATTCTTTGCAGCCTTCGGAAACTTTTTCATCTGTCCAGCAGAACGCGCACAGAACGACTTGCGCCGTTTAGCTGCCTTGCTTCCGGGCTTCACTTTGCCAGTGACTGCAGTCTTCAGTTTAGAACCGGGATTTTTGCGACGATACGCAGCCACCCCGGCCTTAGTCATACCCGCACCCTTCTTGGTAGGGCGAAAGTTCTTTTTGTTACGGGCTGGCATGTTGTCAGCTTTACGTGCCACTACCTTTTCCTTGCGGTCTGTGCAGCACGCCTGAAGTTGCCTGATGTTGGTGCGCCCTTGCTGCCGGGTTTACGCATCTTTTCGCCACTACCGGCTTTGATGCGACGACGTTTGGCTGCAATGTTGGCGTATAATCCACGACGTGCCATTAGCGTTTTGCCTTACCGCCACGCTTCATGCCTTTGGCTTTCATCTTACCACCACGCTTCATGCCTTTGGCTTTCATGGCTTTGCCGCCCTTCATCATTTTCTTTTTTGCATTACCGCCACGAGCCATACCTTTAGCCTTAGTTTTGCCGCCGCGCTTCATGCCCTTACTCTTCATCATCTTCTTCATAATCGCTCTCCGCGTAGAGGTTATCGAATACCCGCGCCGTATCACTGACGTAGTTCGGGTCTTGTTTTGAATGATGGACCCACTGACTAGGAGCGAAGTCCGGT